TGACCACTATTACCAAAGAATGGCTACAGCAAACCATCGCTGAATTTGAAAACACTCGCGATGATATTCCGTTTGGCCTGAGCGATGACGACGCCAAAATTCTTATTGTGCTGAAGCGTGCGCTGGCATCGCTGGAACGAGAACAAGTTCGCCATGAACATGCTGACTGGTCTGATGCCACATTCGGCGATGTTGGCCCCATCGGTCCACTGAAGCACCTCTCAAAAGAAGCATTGGAAACTGCCGCAGAACTTGGCGACCTGAGCGAATGGGCTGATATGCAATTCCTGTTATGGGATGCACAACGCCGCGCTGGTATTACTGACGAGCAGATTGCCCTGGCGATGGTGGAAAAGCTGGCGGTGAACAAGAAGCGCGAATGGCCTGAACCGAAAGACGGCGAGCCACGACTGCATATCAAAGAGCAGCCAGTGCCGGTAGTGCCGGAAGAATGTCCGGAAGAAATACGCGACCTGATGGCTTCACATTCTGATGCGCTTTTCAACGACGACGATGCGCAAGAAATTTGGAACGCTTGTCGCGCTGCCATGCTCAACGGAGGTAAATCGTGAAACACCTATATGCCGGTCCTGTGATCGGCATTAGTGCAAAATCAAAAAATACGAATCAGTGATTTGTAATCAACATTTCTTAGGTTTGTAGATATGCGAATAATAACCAGGAAGAAACCTGCGTTCACTGACCTGTACCAGACTGGTGTTCTGACGCGTATAGCAGCCGTTAAGACTGACAGTGGCGGCTGGCGCCTGTTTGGAGTGTGGCGTGATCAGGATATCGCTGTATTTGTGGAAGCGGCGCGCGGCGGCATCCGGGAATGGTCCGGTTTAAATTATCTGGCTGAGTTTGTGTTCAGTTGCGGCATTAGTCTCTGGGAGGTTCACAACAAGACGGATCGGAAAACTCCGGCATGAAGTGTTGCGTCATAACCCGCTGCGGCGGGTTTTTTCGCCTAAAATCTGATATGAAACAACATGCTAGCTTTTGCAAAAAGTGCTATTCACCTCTTGAATATTCTTTCTAACAGGTATACTGTGTTTATATACAGTAGTTAAATGTAGAGGGAATTATGAGAATTGAACTTGTTATCAGCCGGACAAAACAGCTTCCGGAAGGTGCCGTTCCTGCACTTGAAAAAGAATTAATTACCCGTCTCCAGAATCAGTATGAAAACTGCAACTTAACCATCCGTCGAGGCAGTCAGGATGGCCTGAGTATCGTCGGTGCTGCTGATGGCGATAAAAAACGTATACAGAGCATTCTGCAGGAAACGTGGGAAAGCGCTGACGACTGGTTTTATGCATATTAAGCATCGTGGAGTCGCAGACGTTTCCAGAAATAAAGTCAGTGTGACGGGGGGTTACATGTTAGAAGACTTACCAGAATCAGGGTATGCGGTTATACGTTGTTACGATCATTGTGTAGTGGCAAGGTTCGGTAGTATTCCGGATAGCGGACGCGCCCTGATGTATCGTCGTGGTGACGAGATATCTTTTGTTCCCCTTCACCCTGATGACATAGTTGGAACTCCAACATTATTTACGCAAATGTTAGAAAAGGCAGGCTATCGAATTACCCGTTGCTTTGATACACTTCAAATGTAGGCCTGAACAACCTGCACCTGCTGCGCCACGGAGAACGCCATGGCGCACGAATTACAACTCATCAAGCAGTCATCTGGAATTCTGATCCCCGCAACGCCGGAGACCAGTGATATTCTGCAATCAAAAATCAAACTCGGCGCCGTGCTGGTGGCTGAGTTCCGTCAGGTGAGGAATCCTGCATTCCATCGCCGCTTTTTCGCGTTGCTTAATCTTGGGTTTGAATACTGGGAACCCACCGGCGGCGCCATTTCTGCCAATGAGCGCAAACTGGTAAACGGTTATGCAAAGTTTCTCGCTGCATATGGCGGGAATGAAAGCGCATTACTGGATGCGGCTGAACAGTATCTGGAACAGATTGCAAACCGCCGGGTAACAAACGGAATTAGCCTCTGTAAATCTTTCGATGCATACCGCGCATGGGTGACGGTTGAGGCTGGTCACTATGACGCCATCCAGTTACCGGACGGCACCCTTCGCAAACATCCCCGCAGCATCGCTTTTTCCAGCATGGATGAGGTCGAATTTCAGCAGTTGTATAAATCCGCGCTTGATGTGCTCTGGCGGTGGATTTTATCACGTACATTTCGTACTCAGCGCGAGGCGGAGAACGCCGCCGCCCAGCTCATGAGCTGGGCGGGGTGATGGCGATGAAATACTCCTGGTTCCATCATCACGACTGCACAACCGAGCAGGCCGACACGCTGATATCGGATTATCAGAAGCGGGGCGTAAGGACAGAAAAGAGCCTGAACCCTGACTTCATTACCTGGACTGTCAGCGCGAAATTACCAGAATATGCACACCGGGTGCGGACGCCAAAATCCTTACGCCAAAAGGTCTGGGGGTGAACATGGCTAAATTACCGCGCCGTAAGTGCGCAAACAAAGAATGCCGCCAGTGGTTTCACCCGATACGCGAGGGGCAGATCGTTTGCTCGTACCAGTGCGCCAGCACCGTCGGCAAAGAACAGACCAGAAAAGCTCGCGAAGCCGCGCAACGTAAGGCGCAATCCCTTCAGCGCGCCGCTGAGAAAAAAGAACGCGCCGCCTGGCGCCAGCGGAAAGCCGCGGTTAAGCCGCTGAAACACTGGATTGACTTGACGCAGCGCGCCGTAAATGACATTTGCCGCGAAACCGAACTGGCAGAAGGACTCGGTTGCATCTCCTGTGGAACGAAGACGGCATTCGCATGGCATGCAGGCCATTACAGGAGTACGGCCGCCGCCGGGCATCTGCGCTTCACTCGCTTCAACATCCATCTTCAGTGTGATGTCTGCAACGTCTACAAATCAGGGAACATCGAAGCATATCGTGCCGCGCTGGTTGAGCGTTACGGTGAGGCGGCGGTGCTGGCACTCGAGAACAATAACACCCCGCACCGCTGGACGGGCGAGGAGCTGAAGGAAATCAGGCTCGCGGCACTGTCGGATCTGCGTGCGCTAAAAAAGCTGGAGGCCGCATGAAACCAGAACTGATCGAGATACTCCGCATGCGCTGGTTGCGTCTCCGAATTTATCGATACCGGGGATCTTTTCCTGTGGCATACCGCATTCTTCGTAATTACGTCCGCATTGAAGCAAAACGGGAGCATCGAAATGAATCTTGAGTCCTTACCGAAATATTTTTCACCTAAATCCATGATGCCCGGCGCAGTACCATGCGGAATAACGTCTGATACGCTGACTATTACTGACGTAATGGCATCTCTCGGGCTACTTACTGCAAAAGCCGCAGTGGGTATTGAATTGTATCTGGCAAAAGCCGGGGTTTTATCTTCTGAAAATATCATCGCCTACATCAGGCAATTAGCAGAGCAGCGTGCAGAACGGCATGGGGCATTACGGAAAATGGAAAAGGGTAAGCGCTCAAAATTTCTCGACACTATGGCGCGTTATGTATTTCGCGATTATTCCCTCAGTGCGGCCAGCTTGGTGACGTGCAGTAGCTGTCATGGTGCTAAATTAATTGATGCTGAGGTTTTCACGAACAAGGTTACTTACCCGGATGGTAAGCCACCAAAATGGGTAAAAGATACGAAAGGTATTTCTCCGTCCGACTGGGAGGTGTGGAAATCAGTTCGTGAGCAGGTGCGTGTAGTGTGTAAGGCGTGTGATGGCAAAGGCCATGTGAAAAATGAATGTCGTTGCCGGGGACGCGGAGAAATTCTCGATAAGAAAAAATCTGAGTTGCAGGGCGTGCCGGTTTATAAAAAATGCCCAAGATTCAAGGGAAGAGGCTACCCACGTCTCAAAGATACCGAGATTTTTAAAGCACTAGGAGTAACGGAAATGGTATGGCGGTACAACTATAAACTGTTTTTCGATCGACTGGTGGAGCATTGCCATATTGAGGAGTCGTATGCAGAAAAGGTTCTGGGAAACGTGACTCGATGACCAAAATAATTTAGCTATTGCAAAATTAACGGAAAATGGCTAACCTGATTCCAACGATGGGTTATTACGCCTGTGACGTTACAAGAATTAAGAACCTCGCCTCGGCGGGGTTTTCTTTTATGGATTCCCGACGCCAATAAGACAAAGTGCGGGGAGTGATGCGGAGTCTACATGTTCCAGCCGACCGCAAAGCTCACACGGGCAGGACCACAATCTGATACCGCGATAGCTTTTGCTGATCGCGCCGGAGCGGTAACCGGCAACAATTTAAGCCTCGGTGATTGCCGGGGCTTTTCTGTTTGTGCCGTCCGGAATAATCCCTCTGAGTTTTGTCGTTAATCCACCGGGCGGCCTTCCTACTTCACACTGCGCCATCCGAGCTATCGGAGGTGAGGCTTATGAAAATGCACAACGATCCCCATTCCTGGCAGGGCTGGCTGGAGCTGTTCCAGAGCTGGTGGCGAGGAGATACGCCGCTGGGCGCTGTTCTGATGTCGTTATTTATGGCAGGCCTGCGTATTGCGTACTTTGGCGGTAGTGGTGGCTGGAAGAAAAAGACACTCGAAATTCTGCTTTGCGGCGCCCTGACGTTGACCTTCTCATCTGCGCTGGAATATTTCGGCTGGCCCAAGTCCCTGTCTGTTGCGATTGGTGGCGGCGTCGGCCTTATCGGCGTGGATGCGATCCGCGGCTTTGCAATGAAGTTTATCAGTGGTCGTATCGGTGGGGATAATAACAAGGTTTAATCATGAACGAGTCTCAATTTCAGCAGGCGGCTGGTATCAGCGCCGAACTGGCCGCACGCTGGTATCCACATATTACGGCGGTAATGAGCGAATTCGGTATTACTGCGCCACTGGATCAGGCCATGTTTATTGCACAAGCGGGACATGAATCAGCAGGATTTACTGTTCTGAAGGAAAGCTTCAATTATTCAGTGGAGGCGCTGAAGAAGACGTTTGGTAAACGCCTGACGCCGTATCAGTGTGAAATGCTGGAGCGTGTCGATGGTAAGCAGGTGGCCCACCAGCCGCAAATAGCAAATCTGGTTTACGGTAGCCGCATGGGTAACAAAGACGCCGGAGATGGCTGGAAGTATCGCGGGCGTGGGCTTATCCAGATTACCGGGCTGGAGAATTACACCAGATGCGGCGTTGCCCTGAAACTGGATCTGGTGGCGAATCCGGGACAGCTTGAGCTGGATCGTCATGCCGCCCGTTCCGCAGCGTGGTTTTTTGTGACTGGAGGGTGTCTGAAATACTCCGGCGACCTGGTACGCGTTACGCAGATCATTAACGGAGGGCAGAACGGCATCGGTGACAGGCGAGAGCGCTTTGAAAAAGCAAAATCGGTGCTGGTATGAATCTGTTACCTGTATTGCTTAAAAAATTCTGGAAGCCATTAGCAGAAATACTGCTGGTGGCTTTTTTGTTATGTGCTGGTGCGTACTGGTGTTATTCACGAGGTTATCAGAAGGCGGATACATCCTGGAAATTCCAGTGGGCGCAACGAGACCTTACTGATGCGACCACCGCATTACAGCGTGAAGTAGCCGAAAGAGCGAAAGAGCAGCGTCGCCAGCACGCCGCAGATGAAGAACGGAAAAGAGCTGATGAAGAACTGGCAAAAATACAGGCCGATGCTGATGCTGCTGAGCGTGCTCGCGGTGGGCTGCAACAGCAGCTCGCAACAGTACAACGGCAGCTCGCAGGAAGTGAAACCGGCAGGCTTTCCGCTCTTGCCGCAGCAAGCCAGGCAAAAGCCGAGACCGGAATACTGCTCGCCCAGTTGCTTGGCGAAGCTGACGATCTGGCGGGAAAGTTCGCAAAAGAGGCTGATGAGCGTTATGTCGCCGGAAGTACCTGCGAGCGCACCTACGACAAAGTAACGGGGAACAGTAATGGAAATTAAGTTGATTAAATACTGGAAGGTTGAATTATTTGAGGAACCAAAGGTTACTGCTTCTGTAATCAATGGAATTCTCCCCATTGAAGAAAGGAGCCCATTTTTAACAGGGTACTCAAACACCCAGTTCGACCTGCGAAAAGCTGTGATTAATGGGGAAGAGTTTATCACCCTGTGTTGTGATCCTGGTTCACTTCAAACTCGTTCCGTTCACATCAGCCGAATCCATGAATTTAAATGTACACCGATTTATGAGAGCGACGACACATTTCAGGAAGCTGCTAAGCCACTGATGAAATGGCTGGTTGAAAATGTGCACCCACATCATCAAGCCATTGTGACCAGTTCACATGCAGAGCTGCTGGAAAGTCAGATCGTGACTAAGACTGAAGAATTTCTGAAGGGATAAGGCATTACAGCAGGCATTCCCTGAGTGTCTGCGATAATGACAAACAGGCAGGTGATCAGATATGGCAAAACCGGACTGGGGAGCACTGCAACACCAGTTCCTCGCCGAGCATGCTAAATCCGGTATTTCCCCCAAAGACTGGTGTGAAGCGCAGGGACTGAATTACGCTACTGCCCGCCGTTACATCAAGAAACCGACTGCGCAAAGTGCGCAAAAAAATGCGCAGAAAAAAATGCGCACTGCGCAGGCAAAAAAAAGCGCAGAAAAACTTCTTAATAGTGAACTCACTCCCCAACAAAAACGCTTTGTCGCTGAATACCTCATAGACCAGAACGCAACAGCCGCAGCCGAACGTGCTGGTTACAGTGATGCAAGTTACGGAAGACAGCTCCTCACAGTACCTCACGTTGCGCAGGAAATTGCGCAGCAGCAAAGAGATTCACTGGTGCGCACTTTGGCGAGTGCAGATGAAGTACTCGAAAAGATGTGGCAGCTCGCTACGTTCGACGCTAACGAAATCTCGCAATATCGCCGTGGATGTTGTCGTTACTGCTGGGGATTTGGCTATCACTATCAGTGGCGTGATGTGGTCGAGTTCACTGAGCAAAAGGAAAAAGTCGCAGGAAAAGAGGGCGCGAAAGAACCGGACGATGCTGGTGGATACGGCTACAACCACAACCGCGAGCCTAACCCTGATTGTCCCCGATGTAATGGTGATGGTGTAGGACGACCTCATTTCGCTGATACCACCAAATTGTCCCCGATAGCCCGCCTTGCTTATTCCGGTACGAAACTGGTGAAGGGCGGTATCGAGATATCGACCATCAGTCGCGAAAAAATGTTTGAAGCGATTATGCGGCGCCTGGGGCTGGCTGAATCCGAACTGGCGCAACGGCTGCTGGATCTGGAAATCCGAAAACGCACCGCCGAAGCCGAACGTCTGGAACAGGAAGTTGAGCTTAAGCGTAAAGGCAAGGGCAAAGACGACGAGCCGACAGTGGTCATTAAACTGGTGAATTCTCCTGATGGCGACTGAACACGTTATTGAGTTCCTGCCGTTCCATGCAGGGCAGAAGAAAATTTACCGTTCACCTGCAAAACGAAAAGTCATTCGCGCCGGGCGCCGCTTCGGTAAAACCACGATGCTGGAGCAGGCTGGCGGAAACTGGGCGGCTCGCCAGATGCGCGTAGGCTGGTTTGCTCCGTCTTATAAAATCCTGTTGCCGTCGTTTAAGACCATCCGTGACCTGTTAAAGCCGATCACGATTAGTTCCAGTAAGACCGATTCGATTATTGAACTGATTGGCGGCGGTCTGGTTGAGTTCTGGACGCTGGATAATCCCGATGCCGGGCGCTCCCGAAAATATCACAAAGTCATTATTGATGAGGGCAGTCTCGTCAAAAAGGGCATGAGGGATATCTGGGAACAGGCCATTGAGCCGACGCTGCTCGACTTTGACGGCGATGCGGTGATGGCCGGTACGCCGAAAGGCGTTGATGACGAGAATTTTTTCTATCAGGCCTGTAATGATAAATCGATGGGCTGGGAGGAACATCATGCGCCGACTGCGGCTAACCCGACAATTAATCCGGCGGCGCTGGCCCGAATTATCGACGGTCGCCCTCCGCTGGTGGTTCAGCAGGAATACAACGCTGAATTCGTGGACTGGCGCGGGCAGAACTTTTTCAAGCTCGACTGGTTGCTGGAGAACGGCGCGCCTGTTGATTATCCGTTTTCCTGCGATACGGTTTATGGTGTCGTTGACTGTGCGCAAAAGGGAAAACTCCAGAACGACGGATCCGCGTGTATCTGGTTTGCGCTCGATAACCTGCCGTCGCCACACCTTATCATTCTGGACTGGGACATTATCCAGATTGACGGGTATTTCCTGAAAGACGTTGTGCCGCAGTGGGAAGGTAAAGCTAAACACCTTAGCGAAATCTGCCGCGCCCGTATGGGGACCACAGGCCTGTTTATTGAGGATAAGGCAACCGGCATCACCCTGTTACAGCAGGACGCTAACGAGGGCTGGAACGTCCACCCTGTCGACAGTGAGTTAACGTCACTTCCCAAAGAATCCCGCGCCATCAACATTTCTGGTTATGTGGCGTCCGGGAAGGTACGCATTTCTAAATACGCCTTTGACAAAATCGTTGAGTACAAACAGTCGAAGAAAAACCATCTTCTGACGCAGGTACTCCAGTTCATCATTGGTGAAGAAAACCTGGACGACGATCTGTTTGACTGCTTTAACTACGGCGTCGCGCTTGGTCTTGGTAACGGAGAGGGGTTCTGATGCAGGACGACGACGATATTTGCATGGGCAGCAATGCTGGCGTCCTCAGCAAGATTCTGGAGGGCGGGAGCATTGAACCCGGCGCGCAGGCGGGTTATGAGCTCTGCAAGCTGATTTATTTGTTTCATCCGCTGGGCGGAAAGATGGTCGACCGCCCGATAAAACTGGCGATGTCGGAACCGCGAACTGTACATGTTACTCGTGGACCTGAAAGGCGCCTGCGTGAAGCTTTCGAGCGCGAGTGGAAAGCGATTAAAGCCGATCGCATCATTGCCAATACAGCGCGCCAGTCCCGAATTTACGGTGTTGGCGCTGTGGTGATGCTTGTCGACGGAGAGCCAACGAACGAAGCTGCTGAGTTTGAGTCGCTGTATAAAAAGTCCATCACTTTTAACGTGCTGGACCCGATGAATACTGCTGGCTCAATTGTGATGAATCAGGATCCAAATTCCGCAGACTTTCAAAAGGTCGGGAATGTAACAGTCGCCAGTAAGCCATATCACCATAGCCGGTGCTGTGTGATGATGAACGAGGATCCGATTTATCTGGCCTACACGCCGTCATCCTTCGGCTTTGCCGGGCGCAGCGTTTATCAGCGTGCGCTGTATCCGCTGAAATCATTTATTCAGTCCATGCGCGCTGACGACATGGTGACGATTAAAGCCGGGTTGCTGGTGGCGTTCATCAAACAGGCCAGCTCTATCGTCAATAACATGATGCAGAAAATGTCCGGCATTAAGCGCTGGATGCTGAAACGCGGTGGCAATGGTGATGTATTGCAGGTAGGGGAACACGACAAAATTGAATCTCTCGACATGCAGAATCTGGAAAAACCGCTTGATACCGCCCGTAATCACATTCTGGCGAATATCGCGACGGCGGCAGACATGCCCGCGATTCTGCTCAACAGCGAGACGTTTACGCGCGGATTTGGTGAAGGAACAGAGGACGCAAAAGCGGTCGCCCAGTATATCGACGATGTGCGCAAAGATTTACAGCCGCTGTATGATTTTTTCGTTCGCATCGTTCAGTACCGGGCGTGGTCGCCTGAGTTTTTCGAGGCGCTGAAAAACGATTTGCCGGAATACAAAAGCATCAGTTGGGAGGCGGCTTTCAGTTCCTGGGTGAACAACTTTGATTACGTCTGGCCGTCATCGCTGAAAGAGCCTGAAAGCGAAAAAGTTAAAGTCGATGAAACACGCTTTAAGGCGATTACTGAGATGTTGACTGTGCTGTTGCCACAACTCACCAAAGACCCGCAAAACAGGGCGACACTCATTAAATGGGCCTGTGAGAACGCCAATATGAACGAAAACCTGTTTGCGGATCGTCTGGAACTGGATTACGAGCAGCTTGAACAAAATCCGCCGGATGTAACACCGCCTGGTGAGGGGAATTTTGATGAACTCCTTTCTGAAAGAGCTGCGTGACGCGATTAAATTCTTTCTGGAACATGGTTACAGCAGTGAAGAAAGTCTGATTATGTGGACTGAGCGCCTGCGTAATGCCACTGAGGATAAAATCGGCGGCGATGATTTTTACAGATATGTGTCCCGGCGTCTGACTGCTGCTTACGATCTGGAAGTTGGCCGGGAGAGGGCGCTTAAGCGTCATCCTGGCGTCAGCCGTTTCACACTGAATTATCTTGAACCAAAACTGCGGGCAGAGCTGGACAGGCGGATTATGGCTTCTGCCGACCTGATAAAGCTGAACCGTACACAAGCTGTTGACCGGACAATTCAGCGTTTCAGTGGCTGGGCAACCAGCATTCCTCCCATTACATCGATAAGTCCCGGTTTATCCGCTTCATCGCGTTCTGGCGTGGTTGCCACAAGCCAGCATATCGCCAAATTAGCGCGGCAGATTGATTTTGAACGGCGCCGCGTGATGGTGGACCAGACACATAAGCTGATTGCCAATATCGATAACATCATTGCGACCGATGGCGGGGCGATTGCGGCGGTGTGGCACAGCCACTGGCGCCAGCCCCATTATGACTATCGGGAACCACACAAAGACCGCGACCTGAAAACCTATGCGATACGCGGTAACTGGGCGTTGAAGAAAGGATTTATGAAGGCGGGGCCGGCTGGCTATCTCGATGAAATCACTCAACCGGGCGAAGAGGTATTTTGTCGTTGTTACCTGACATACATCTACAACGTGCGTAGTCTGCCGGATGAAATGAAAACCGAGAAATGGCGAAAATTTACTGAGGGGAATATGTCAGTCGGTCGCCGAACAGCAAATTTTGAAGGCTTCAGAAACGGAGGATAAGTGAACACCTACGCTGCCGGGATCCTGTTTAAGTCTGGCGGGAAAATATTTCTGGTTAAGCGTGGGGATGATGGTTCGTGGACGGTACCGGGCGGAAAACTCGAAGAGGGGGAGACGCCTGAAGCCGCGGCAAAGCGTGAAGTGCTGGAAGAATGCGGGTTTGATTATTCCGCACCGCTGACGCCTCATACCCTGATTGATGGCTATGTTACCTACCTCGCAGATGATGCTGAGCAATTCGACGCGGTACTGAACGATGAAAATCAGGCCTGTGGCTGGTTTTCTCCGGATGAACTGCCGGAACCGTTGCATCCCGGTATGGTGGCAATGCTTGATGCCGAACCACTCAATGAAAAGGACGTTGCCGGGCTTATTGCCGACGGGCAACTCACATCCCCGCAGTTTTTCAGAAATATGTACCTGTGGGCGCTGCGTATCACCGGAACGGGTGTTACCTGGCGTTCTAAGTTCAGGCAATACGCTTACCGTTCTCCCGAGAATTACCTCACTGATGATTTCCTCGCCCGGTGCTCTGGCCTGCCGGTGATCTGGCTGCACCCGGAGAAAAACACGCTGAACAGCGAGGAGTACGCCGCGAGGACTATCGGTGCGATTGCATTTGCCTGGATCCAGGGTGATGAGGTGTGGGGAATGGCCCGCATCTACGACACTGACGCCGCCACGATTCTTTCAACGCGGCAACTGAGTACATCCCCCACGGTGACGGGCGGCGATGACGTTCTGATCAACGTCGACGGCGAGCCGCTGCTGCTGGAGGGGAACCCTGTTTTACTGGACCACCTGGCTATTTGTGAGCAGGGCGTCTGGGACAAGCTGGGGGAACCGACGGGAGTTAAATCCGACACACTTTTGAACGAGGTCCAGAAAATGGATGAAGAAAAAGTATTAGCACTCATTAACCAGGCGCTGGACGCTCGCGAAGCCCGCGCAAAGGCCGACGCCGAGGAAAAAGCAAAAGCAGATGCTGAAGCAGCAGAAAAGGCGAAAGCTGATGAAGATGCCGCCCGTCTCAAGGAAGAGGAAGAAAAGGCGAAGGCTGACGCTGAAGCAAAGGCCAAAGCGGACGCGGAGGCAGAAGAAAAAGCCAAAGCGGATGCCGAACTGGAAAAAATCCGCGCAGACATGGAAGAAATGAAAAGTCGTGTACCGCAGGAACTCAGCGATGAAGAGCGCAATGAAATCGCTGATACCCAGTGTAAGGCCGACAGCGTGTTTGCTTCATTTGGTGAGCGCGCGCCGCAGCCGATGGCGGGAGAACGCGCTATGCCATACCGCCGCCGCATCATGACTCGCCTGCAAAAATATTCTTCAGACTATAAAGAAGTGGATCTGCATGCCATCGCAGACAGCCAGCTCCTGAGTATTGCGGAGAAAAAAATCTATGCCGATGCGCAGGCATCAGCGGCATCCAGTCTGGAGCCCGGCGCCGGGTTACGTGAAGTCATCCGCACCGACGCCACCGGACGCCGTATCAGTACCTTTATCGGCGATCCGTCCGCAACATGGGCACCGTTCCAGGCCGTCAGCCGCAAAGTCGCTGGCATCAAACAGTAATCAACCGGAGAACAATAAATATGGCGAGTGCATTGTCAGTTAATCCAATGCAGACCACTAACGCGCGCGGCACGTTCTACGCGAAATCTGATGGTCTTATCCAGGGCGTGGCGCTGGACGATCCGGCGGCACGTTATGCGCTGGCTTCCGGTACCCTTGCCAGTGATGAAATAAAACCTTTGTGGGGCGGACTGCCGGTTAACGAACTTGTACCGGGCGCCTCTTCTGCACCACGTGGCAGCATTATCAAACGCGCAGCCAGCCTTTCACAACTGGTGGGCTTTTCCGTGTTCAACCAGGCACACAACGGCCTGACCACGCCGCAATCCCCGGTACCGTTTCTCCTCAGCAATATGAGCGTGTCGTTTTATCGCCTGGGCTCAGGAATGCGTGTTCCGGTCAAAGCCTCTGATGCCGTGATCTCTCTGGCCAGCGCGGGGATTTCTGTTAATCAGCCGCTGGTGTGGAATTTTGCGGAGGATTGTCTGGATGTGTTCAGCACTGCGGCGGCAGATGTGTCTACAACCGCTATTACCTGGACTGCGCCTACCGCAAATTTAGCGGGATTTGCGACCGCGACGACTGCCAGCGCGCACGGCCTGAAAGTGGGCGTTTATGTGGATATTACGGGCGCGGCTCCTGCTGCATATAACGGCATCGTTCAGGTGCTCAGTGTTCCTACGGCAACCACATTCACCTTTACCCCGGTTTCAGTGCCTGCGGGCAATGCAACCACGCAGGGAACGGTAGGCGCGGCAAAAGTGCAGGACGTTGCCCTTCCGGTAAAAATCATCGAAATGCAGATGGGTAACAGCAAAACCGTTTCTTACGATTCGGCAACGGGTTTTGCTACCTGGAACGACAGCGGAAACGCTGCGGTAATTCTGCTGTAATCAGGAGAGGCTAAGAGATGCCAGCTATTACACCCGCTTATCAAATTGTAAATCCGTCGTACATCATGCCGGAAATGATCCTGTCGTATCAGCAGGCATCCGGTGCGTTTTCTGTCATGGCAAGCGGTAACCCGCTGGTTCGCCTGGCAGACGGCGACCAGTACGTTTATATGAAACGCCTGGATATTCGCACTCAGGTCACCTCAAGCCAGTCAGGTAACGCCAACCAGTTACCCTCTGTGGCACTGGAGGCGCGAATGGTCAGCACGCCGACATATATGTTCCGTGCCCGCGCCATTTACGATCATCACGATATGGCCGCAGCGGGGAACTGGGGGATTGCGCTTCCGGAAGCCCAGCGACTCGGTACCCGGCAGGCGATTTTTCAGCAAATGCGTAACGCGCTGCTCTATGGAATGAACCCGGCGGGCGGTGAGGGGGTACTGAACACCAACGGTGCGACCACTATCAGCCTGCCGGCAGACAGCCGCGGGAACACTACCGTACTTACTTACGATCATGGCGAAATGGCGGTATTCCTGCTGGCGCAGATTCAGGCGATCCGCACCCGAACTATGCAAATGGGCCGGGCGTCACGCATGGTTATCCTCGGTCCTCAGCGCACGCTGGGTACCATGGAAATGCAGCAGATCGTTCAGTTGACCAGTTACCAGCGTCCGGGCGGTGGTACTTCCACGGTGAAAGGCACCGTTAATGGTGTGGGGGATGATGCTGATTGTGAAATTGAATGGGGTTATGACGATACGCTGATTGGTGCCGGGGCAAACGGAACGGATGCGATCGTCATCGCCATGCCGGAGGTTGAGCGCCCTGATGTTAACGCGAAAATCAACACCAACGAATTCGCCAGACTGAGTCCGTCACTGGAAGCCACATCACTGATGCTGTGCGACATGGCGGCACCGCGTGAAATTCCCACCCCGATTGCGGGCGGGGCGATCGATGTGCTTTCCGAACTGCGTTCCACCTCTGGCTGGGTACTTCGCCCTGAAGCGCTGACTATCATTTCGATGAAGTACAGCGATTAATTTTCCCTCGCTGATTTCCCTGCGTGCCGGAGGGTGCGCGGGGATTTTTTACCCAGGAGTAAACATGAAACTGTACATCGCCAACACCACCAAACAGCGCCACGATTTCGCCTGGCGCAAGCCGGAGACGGGACGTCTTGTTTATCACCCGATTAATGCAGGCTCTCAGGCCGTTGTCATTGACGGTACCCGCGCCGAAATCGACCTTATTATTCAGCAGCACGCCGATTATGGTCTGATTGATGCGACAAAAATCGACCAGAACCGTATTTATATCGGGTTGTGTTACAGCATTGATAAGCCGGTGTCGTCGAAGGTTATCGAAAAGGCCATGCGGGATAACGATGGTCACCTGAACCATGCAGCGCACGATCGCCGTCAGGCTTCCGTACTGGCAACAAATAACGCACTCACTGAGCAGGAAAACGGCTATCTCGGTGAGCTGGAAGTCAGTGCAGAGCAGCGACTGAACGCAACCGATGACCGTGACGAAACAGCGTTTGTTGATGAAACACTGGCGGTTAACACGGGAACTAAAAAGAAAAAATAAGCGGGGTGTGTCATGCCTGAACTGGCCGGATTTATCCTGTTTATCCGTAATACGATGGGAGTTAATGCCGACGCGTTAGCCGATGACGATCCGGCCGTTAGTCTCTCCTGGTCAATGTCCCTGGACTGGGTGAACCGGCAGATCGCCTGTATCAGCCCGGTTCTGTATTCGCAGGCTGTTTATAACCTCGCGGCCTCCTTTCTGCTTAACTTCGGTCCTGAAGTCGCTTTCGGTCCGGTACGTGAAAAACTGGGTATCAACAATTTTACTGCTGGCGTTATCAGCGCCTCTTCCGACGAATCAACCAGTCAGACGCGGGTTGTCAGTGATGCACTGAAAAATCTCTCTCTTGCAGATCTGCAACAACTCAAAGACCCGTATGGTCGGTGGTATCTGGCAATTGCGCAGCAGTACGGCGATTTGTGGGGGCTGACGTGAAACTGCATCTGGGCGTGATGGATATTCCCTATGAAAACGAGAATACGACTACTGGCGATGTGGCCGAAATTCTTGAAGGGAAATACCGGATCATGCAGACGTTCTTTGACCGCCACGGCGAGGAAATTGCACAGATGATGAGTAATGACCTTGCCGCCGGTCTCGAAAATATGCTCGCAGGCGCGCCGCTTCCTGCGGATCCCTTCGCGGAATCCATGTCACAGGTGCATCACCTCTTTGTCGCTTTCCTTGATAACGAGGAGATGAACGGCACAGAAGGTGTGCCTACTGCCCGCGCACTGGAGGGGATTAGCAAGCGTTTTAAAAACAGGAAAGGGGAACCGCGGCCCTCTTTTATCGATACCGGTATGTTTCAGGAGTCAATGCGCGCCTGGGTAAGTGGGGTGCTGAATGCCTTCCCTCAGTGAACTCTCTCAGGCTAAAACGGAACTCAATGCGTCGCTGGTGCAGGGGCTGGATGATATCAGCCGTTCGGCATCTGTTACGTTTACTAAATATGTCCGGAAAGTGCTTCCCCTTGATGGCTTTGTTTTCTGGGTGAAGGCGTCAGTTCTTGCGGATGATCCTGATACTGAACCGGATACAAAGGAGGTAAAAGGCTATCTGCACCTGACTACTGAATCTATCCAGGATGAAGAACAGCTCTACGATAAAAATGTGGTGACCTTCACCGCGCAGGCCGATATTGATCCGTTTAATGATATTGGTTCTGAGGTGCTTTATATCGGGGAGTTTTACGGCATTCAGTTTGCTTTCTCGCGCCGTTCCGGGCTGAACGAACCAGCGAACATTTACCATTATACCGGACATGCCATTTATCCGCATATGATGTCGCAGATTATTAATTCTGCCGACGATATCGATCTTGCGGATGTGGTGGTTTCCAACTCATTACCGATCTGGCTCTCTCTGAGTCATTTCATGCCGATGTACCCGGCAATGCTTTCCGTGCAAAACCTTGCGCCGCCCTACGCTACAGTGAAATGCGGAGAACCGATCCCTGTGGCCGGAGCCTTCTGTCTCGACGAGAAGCAGAACCAGTATCAACTGGTTTCTGAGGACGTGACACTCACCGTGACAGGGCTGCGTAATGCTGCCGTTGAGGATTTTCTGCGCTATGTGCAGGACTACACGCTCAGCGATAAAGCCGAAATGGGCGTAATGAATATTCCTGTGATACAGGATGAGCGAGTCACGCAGAACGAGCTCAACATTATCGCCATGCGGAAAAAGGTCAAATTCAAAGTTAATTACTACCAGCAGCGGATGAGGAACGTCGCCCGTAAGCTGATCACATCTGCAATTCCGTCCATTTACGTGGAGAAATAATGTAATGGCAATTGTTAATATTAATGTGTCGGTGACCAGTCCGCCGAAACCCTCCCAGTTGTTAAAGTCAGGCGCTCTGGTATCAACGGGGGGAACCACGCTGGCGGCGGGGAGTTATCAGTTGCTGACGTCCAAAGACGATCTAAAAAATATCGTTGCGCCAGCAAAAGCTATTTCTTCGCTTGCGTGGGCCGGGAATACCGTCACGGTGACTCTTTCAGAAAATCATGGCTGGTCCATTGATGAAACGATCCCTGTTGTGATTTCTGGTGCTGCGCCTGCTGCTTATAACGGGGCATATACAGCGTCGGTGACAGGCGAAAAAACGTTTACTTATCCCCTGAACAGTGATCCCGGTACAGCAACGGCTACAGGTACCGTAACGTCTGTTGCCGCCGGAGAACTCCAGCAGATGAACACCACGTACTGGGCACAGGGGACCAGCCGGGCGGTTTATGTCCTTGAGCTGGGTGAGATGAATGTAAAATCTGCGGTTGCGGCCCTTGGTACGTTCATTGATGAAGATACTTCTCTGGGAAACACATACCAGAAATTTTTCTCTTACCTTGTGCCGAGGGAATGGGACGCCGAACCGACCTTTAAAACGCTGGCGAACAATTACACTTCACCCGGCGCGCTGGTGAAATTTTTCGTCACTACCACGATTGCGACGTACCAGGAATGGGTATCCGGAAAATATCCGAATGTCTTTGCCGGGGTTGAGGCGCCGTCAATTGGCGCAACTGAGTTCTCGATGGCGGCACCGTTCCAGTCCTCACTGGCAAACGATCCGGGGTCATCAAACATGGTCCCGCCGATGGCGTACCGCTTTATGTATGGCGTAACGGAGTATCCGCCGGCAGGTAATGGTACGTTGCTGAAAACCCTGCAGGATAACCATATCAACTATATCGGCACGGCGGCAGAAGGTGGCCTGAGCAATAAAATGCTGGTGGCCGGTCACATGCTTGACGGTATGCCGTTTAACTACTGGTACTCGGTGGCATGGTGTGCAATCAACCTTGAGCTGGATCTGGCGAATGAAGTGATTAACGGTTCTAACACTACTGTTAACCCGCTTTATTACGATCAGCAGGGAATTGGTCGCCTGCAACGACGCGCTTTGAAAACTCTCCGTTCCGGTATCAGTTACGGGCTAATCCTCGGTCAGGTAATTGATACGCAGCTCACGCAGGAATCGTTCAACGCGGAATATGAAAAAGGCTCTTATGCCGGGAACGCGGTCATCAACGCAGTACCGTTCGCTGACTATACCAGCCTGAATCAGTCCGATTACGCCGATGGAAAATATAACGGCCTGAGTGCGGTTGTCACCCCGCGTCGTGGTTTTGAGTCCATCACGTTTAATCTCAACGTAACCAACTTTGTGGGGGCGTAATAAATGCCAAATCCATTAGTACCGCAGGGCTTTCTTAACCGTGTCAGGGGGGCGGTGACTGTCACGGATATTCCGGCGCTGAATGTCACCGCGTCATTTCTGGGTAAGGATGCGATTAGTATGCGGCCGGATTCGGCTGCAACGGACATTATCCCCACACTGACCGGAACCGTGGGGAGCCAGGTACCTTATCAGCAGGTAACGATCACGATGCATTTACTGCGAACGCAGGGGCTGGCGGCGAGCTATCAGAACCGTTTCGCTTCTGATACGTCGCTGGGAGAGGTTGTTATCACGCCGGATGCCAGCACCTTCGGAAACTACACGGTCCTGAATGCATATCTGGTGAATTTTAATGAACTGACCATCAACGGTATGGATGCCGGATATGTCGTGACGATTTCCGGTTATCTGATCACCAACGATAAAATGTGGGGCTAATGGCCGTGAAAATTGACCGAAAACTGAATTTTGTCAGCACCATCACCCGCGATGACGGCTCACTGGTGTATCTGCACATTGTGCCGTTTCCGTATGAAGTCGTTGAGGAAAATTGCGTACTGCTGGGGAATCTGTTCAATAATTTTTTCTCCCTGGTGGGTTCGGTAGGTGCGCCCCGCGTGGCGGCGATGATGCTGCGAAAAATCATCAAAGCGCGGCAGGAGGCAGGAGATCTTCAGCCAGGAACGCCGAATATTGTCGATGAGATACAGCGTCTGACAACGGTCATCTGGAACGATAACGGAACCTGGAAAACGTCTTCGCTGGAGGCTGCATTCAGGCAGGAAATTATCACCGATGATGAGTACCGGGAAGTTGAGGGCGAGGTCGTTTTTTTTATGGTGAGCTCTGCCATTCAGAAAGCGAACCTGATCGCACCGACGGTGGGGAAAGCGCTCGATATGTACAGTGGGCAACTTGTGTCATTGAGCGCTATGGCGTATCTCGATTCTTTACCGACGTCGAAAACGGCTACCGATACCCCGACCCCGGAAGCCCTGCCGGAACCCTCACACATACCCTCCTGACATGGGCCTCATGCGAAGGCTTCAGTCACCTCTGCCGTGAACTGGGCTGCGGCGAATATAAAAGCCCGCTCCATTTCCGGCAGCGGTTCATTCTGGAGGAAATAAGACGCAAGGGGTATTTCAATGGCGGCTAAATCCATTGTCGAAATTGATGTTCAGGACGAGAAATTTCAGTCGTTCCTGGAAAAATTCAATGAATACCAGAAAGCACTCGGCGAATTACCTGAACAATGGCGGGGGGCGGTTCACGGACTCGGCGAGGCCGCAAAGGAGACAGAACGTGTCCGGGATGGTACGGAGGGGATTACAAAAGCGTTCGCTGATGGCGTTGCGGCGTTAGCATCTGTTAATGACGGCCTCGATCGACTCAACGGTAATCTGGAGAAGGCCACAAAAACCCAGACGGAGTTTAACAAGAAGTCCGGCGGTGCGCGCAATTTCCTGAATAAAGCCAGCAAGGATGCGAAATCGCTGGCAGGTCATATTAAAGATGCCACAACCAGCCTGCTTTCATGGGGAACCGTTCTGGGGCTTTTTTCCGGGCTGGCTGGTGCGGGCGGTCTGTGGGGGCTTAACCACCTGGCCGGCAATGCCTCCGCACAACGGTTTACTGCGATGGGGCTGGGGACGACGGCAGGTGGACTTAATTCGACTGCTGTCGATTTTCAGAAAGCGCTGGGTAATCCTGTCGGAACTCTGGGCGCCATACGTGATGCGCAGCTTGATTTGAGTAAACGCTGGCAGTTCCGGGCAATGGGAGTCGATAACCCGGACAGGGATCCTGCTGAGCTTTTACCTGAAATGATAAAAGCGGCGCGTGATATTTTTGTGCGTAACGGCAGTACGCATCAGGGGGCGGAAGCTTACGGGCTGACGAACTATTTCACCCTTGACGATCTGAACCGCTTCAAAAAAATGAGCGATGAAGAAATCGATGCGATGGCGAAACAGGCACAGCAGGACACCCGCCGCCTTCAGTTGACGGACCAGCAGCTTCGCCAGTGGCAGGATTTCAACATTCAGCTCGACCGCAGTAAGGTCAGTATCGGGAATACGTTTATCCGGGGACTGGCACCGCTGGCGCCGGAGCTGGGAAAACTTTCGGATGCCTTTTCCGGCGCGATTGAAACGGTCCTTAAATCGCCGGAACTGGGAAAATGGATTGATGGCCTTTCAGATGGTATACGCCGGTTTGGTAACTATCTGGCTTCCCCCGAATTCCAGAAAGATGTTGAAGCTTTCATATCCGGTGTGGAGCGGCTTGGTCGGGTTATCGGCAAAGTCATTGACTGGATAAGTGGTAAATCCGACATCACGGCGGATGACATTAAATCCCGGTCATCGATACTCAGCGACGAGAAGCGCACCGATCCCGTTACCAGTGTGACTTACACCCCGGGTGGGGATGATGATCCGCGAGTGTGGTCGTGGCTGAAAGGGGTAAAAAAATTCTTTGCATCAGGGGATGTTAAGCCGGTCGACGGGAAACAGGCTGATGTTCATGCTAAGGGGCGAACCATTGCTGACAGGTTCAATAATCCTGCGAATTTACGTTATGCCGCAGGTTATGAAACCGCCAATACCAGAAGCGGGAAATTTGCTGTGTTCCCCAGCCTGGATGAAGGCGTTCTCGCTGCTGCAAAACAACTGCAAATATACGGCACAAAGGGCATCAACAATATCCACGATATTATCAGTAAATGGGCTCCATCTAACGAGAACAATACGAAAGCATATATCGGGCATGTTGTGAATGCGACTGGCCGCAGCGAATTCGAAAAGCTGAATTTAAATGATACCCGGACGCTCGCGAAATTAATTACTGCCATGTCAGTAAAAGAAGGTGCTGGCTCCCGGTTAAGTGAAGGGAAGGTTATACAGATTATCAATAATGCCGGAGGTCATTTTCAGGAATCGCAGAAAAAATCTTTGCAGGATATAAATCCATCCGACAGCGTGCGGGGACAATACCTTGCCCAGTATGGTTCTGAATTGCCCGGTACCAGCACAAGTAACCCTGTCGTACAACCAGTACAACAGGGTTCGGGGAAAACTGACCAGATACTGCAACAAATTCTGGATAACCAGAAGCGTGGTCATGCTCAGGGACTTGTTGTTTATAACAATACCGGCGGTAATGCAGTTGTATCCAGTACGCAACTTGGAGGGTTCGGTTAATGTCATTTACCCGCGAGCTCTACAAGCTCGGTTTTGAAATCTCCCCGGTTATTCTCTGCGATGGTGTGGCGCAGAGTATACCCGGCGGCATGTTGCCGATAGTTGCCCTGACCCAGAGCGCCAGCTACGTTTCAGGTCTGATGGGCGGGGCGACGGGTCTCACCGACCTGGATAAATATTTCTGCCACTGGTCAGCCGCAGCGGGCACGACAATGGTGGATTACGATATCGGTCGTTATCCGTTCGCTAATCAGAAGGTTGCCGCGAATGCGCTGCTGGCTCAGCCTCTGCGCGTGTCTATGCTGATGAATGCGCCGGTGAACGAGAATACCGGTGCCATGACAAAGCTGGTCACGCTCAGCGCGCTGCAGGCAGTACTACAGGGACATGCCAACCTTGGCGGAACGTTCATCGTCGCCACTCCGGCCATCATTTACAGCAACTGTATACTGAAGGCGGTACGCGACGTAACGGGCTCAAATGAACTGCTGCCGTAACGGCAATGGCTGTGGGAGTTTGAGCAGCCGCTGATCACCGAAAGTGAAGCGGAACAGGTGGCAAATAATTTTAAGCGCAGGATTGATGGCGGCGATAAAGTTACGGGCAACGCCTGGACAACGGCGGCGGGAGCGATTGGTAACACGTCAGTTGGTAGCAGTGTGACAAGCGCGGTTATTGGTCTTATCGGAAAGCTGAGCGGGGTAACTGGTCCATGAGTACCGCATTATACCCTTTTTCTGGCAATGAACAGAAAAGTATGGTTTTCAGTCCGGTGCTTGACGGGAAAATATATGACTGCCAGATGAAATGGAATATTTACTCACAGCGCTGGTATCTGAATGTTACGGATAATTCCGGCAATCGGAAATTAACCATTCCCGTTGTCGCGTCTCCAGCGGATTACGATATTAACCTTCTGATGGGGGCCTTTAGTTCGACAAAAATGGTCTGGAGAGTTGCCAGCGGACAGATTGAGGTGATTAACTGATGCGATATTATGATATTAAAATTTTTTACCCTCCCCAGTATCCCCCGGATCCGAACGCAGATACCCGAAAAATTTACAGGCATTACACCAGTGTGAAAAATGGCGTACATAACCCCGGGAGCCTGATGGTTGAATTTGATATTCTGCGTTTTGGGGAATCCACGCCGCAGGGGGAAACCACCATTACGATATGGGGTATCAGTCCGCAGGAAATGCAGCAGGCCAGACAGAATATGTTCGGCATGCCGATAGAGGTAAGAGTCGGGATGTCAAAAGGGCTTCCGCTGGCGAATGCCGGAAAATCGGGGCTGGTTCTGAAAGGTGTTATCTGGCAGGCGATGGGGAACTGGCAGGGTACCGAACTGCGTCTCGATTTAATTGTGACGGTGAGTCCGGTTTCTCATGTTGACCCGCTTCCGCTGGCTCCCATTAATTTAACGCTCCCCTGGAATAAAGGGCAGAAACTTTCCGATGCTCTGTTCGATTGCTTACGGACGCTTGGTGGTTATACGTTTTCAATCAGTATCAGCGACAGGCTTGTGAATAATTACGACAATGGTATGTATTGCGGGAACCTTTCCGACCTTGCCGTGTATCTCAATACGTTCAGCAAAAGCATTATTAAAGATAAAAATTACGCAGGGGTGGAAATAGCCGTGGTGGACGGTAATGAAATCCGCGTCTACGACAACGACTTCGGCACTCACCGGGCTAAAAAACCGGAGGAAAGCGCTGCATACCGTAGGGACCACCCGATACAACTTCAGTTTACCGATCTTATTGGGCAACCCACCTGGATTAAATATAATACGGTTTCCGTTCCCTGCGTTATGCGCGGTGATATTCAGGTCGGAGATTATATTCTGATGCCGAAGGAATCCAGACCGATAATTCAGGCCGCGTCCTATTCGCAGTTTCGTGATGAATCGGCATTCAAAGGCCTTTTTCAGGTAACTTTAGTTCGTCTTCTCGGTAACAGTCGGCAGCCTGATGCTAACAGTTGGGTAACTGTTCTGGAGGCTAATCCTTATTCGGAGACACAAAAACAGTGAGCCTGAACAAAAAACTGAGTTTTGGCGGCAATATGAATAATTTCGCCGACCAGAAAATAGCCGCCGCTATGCAGATGGCCGGAAAGATTTTACCCGCAGAGGTCGTCAGTCAGTCCGGGAAAATGGTCACTGTTACCTTTTTGCTGCGGGACATTCCCTACACGTTACCTCAGTTGACCATTCCGCTATTCGGCCCTCAGTACATCAGATACCCGATGCAAAAAGGAGATAAGGGGATAGTCATCCCGGCGGATACCTACCTTGGCGGTGCCAGCGGCCTCGGAGGGGGAACGGCTGATCTGACGCCCCCTGCAAATCTCAGTGCGCTGGTGTTTTTACCCATCAGTAACACGGAGTGGGAGAACGTCGATGGTCAGGTACTGACGCTGTACGGACCGGAGGGGGTAACCATTCGTGAGGCGAAAAGTAACACTACGTTTCTGCTCACACCGGAAAGTATCACGATTGCCACACCTGAAAAATTCGAAGTGACGGTGGGCAGTACAGTTCTGACGCTCACCGCTGGTACCTGGTCGCTGACAGGGCAGAGTGGAACACTGACTGACAGTGCGGCCAGCACAAGCCCGAAAATCATGCTGGAGGGCTGGGAAAAGCTGGTTCAGTGGGTTAACAGCCACAGGCACAGCAATGGTAATGACGGACAGGATACCGGAGGGCCAACGTCACAATTCAACGGGAGTATTACCGAATGAGGACATACGGACGAGATAAAGACGGGAAGTGGGTAACGGTCACAACTGACGAAAACGGGTTTAACGATTCTGTGTATCTCACAACGCTGGTGCAGAATCTGAAGCTGTCCCCGCAGGAGTCCCCGTTTTTTGCTAATCACGGTATACCGGCTAACGGCTCAGTTATTCAGCAGATACTGCCGACTTTTTATGTTAACCGGCTCCAGCAGCAGTTCAGCAAATATTTTTCCTCTCTACAGATTGCGCTGGCGGATGTTGATCCCCCTGTTTACAACATTTCGGCGATTACTAACTCAGGCTCTAAAATAGTGGCTCAGGTGTATGTATGAGTGATTTACCCATTAGTTATGATATTGCCGGCCCTGTTCCTAAAACGACGGATGAACTCCGGCAACTGATTATTGATACTGCAACAGCGCTGTCCTCGGGGATAACCACAAATCTACCAGGATCGCTGATTGAAGATTTGGTCAGTACGAGCGTCGGTGCGCTTGTGGTATGTGATCAGGCGCGGGTTGACCTAATTAACTCATGCAGCCCGTATTCGGCAAATGTACACCTGCTGGCGCAACTGGGTGATATGTACGGCGTTCAGAAAGGGCAGGGTACCAATACATCGGTTTATGTGGTGTTCAGTGGCCCGCCCGGGTTTGCTATACCGAAAGGTTTTATGGTCGGGGATGGAACCTACACCTACACCGTTCAGCGTGACACGATGATCCCGGAAAGTGGACAAACGGAGCCTGTCTATTGCCTGGCAACAACCGGGGGCTCCTGGGCAGTACCTGCGGGAACTGTAAATCAGATAAAAACCTCAGTACCGAATACATACAACCTGACCTGCACCAACCTTACCGCTGGATTACCCGGCGCGCAGGAACAGACTTTTTCTTCATACCGTGCCCAGGTATTCCAGGCGGGTATGTACGGTGTACAGGGAACGCCTGACTGTTACCGGATTGAACTGAAAAATGTTTATGGTGTACAGGAGAATCTGATCTCATACCGACAGGCATCGCTGGGGGCATGGGTAGCGATTGCTGGTGGCGGCGATCCTTATGAAGTGGCTTACGCTATCTATAAAGCCGTGCCAGATATCTCCGTACTGACGAATGATGTAGTGAATCCATCAGGCGCTGCGGTGGATAAAAAAACGATACCGATCATTGTGTATCCGGATACGTATCACGTGCCGTTTGTAGTGCCATCATCACAAAACGTTACGCTTTTAATCACCTGGAATACAGCCTCAACCAGCTATATCGATCCAACCGGGATTGAAAAAGCAGTGCAGCAAAGCATTGCTGATTACATTAACGGAATTGCAACGGGTGAACCAATAAACATTTTCCTGATTCGGGATATTTTTCTTAATCAGGTTAAGGGGCTTGTATCTTCAAACCTTGTATCAATGATTGATATTCAGGTTGGAATAAACGGAAAAATTGTCCCACCTGCAACCGACTCCAGCCTGGTTTATGGTGATACTTACGCCTATTTTTCCACTTCATCTTCACAAATTCAGGTTAAGCAATATGGCAGCTCTTCTTGAAAGCATTATTCCGGCCTACCCCTATACGCAATATAATGACGATCCGGATATAGTTGCCTTTTTTGATGCTTATAACAAACTGGCACAGGGGTATCTTGATTACTTTAACAACCTGAATTTACCTTGCTGGACCTCCCCGGCGATTACCGGTGAGTTGCTGGACTGGATTGCGGCGGGTATTTATGGGGAATCACGCCCCTTGCTTCAAATCTCCGAGGATGCCATTGCTCGTGGGGCGTATAACACTATTGAGTACAATAATGTCGCGTATGCAAAACTGAGAAATTATGTTCCCGGCTCAGCGTCATATGTTCCGGACGACTATTTTAAACGGATACTGACATGGAATTTTTATAAAGGCGATGGTTCGCACTTCTGTATCAACTGGTTCAAACGACGGCTTGCACGCTTTATACATGGAGCTAACGGAATAGACCCACCTGTACAGTCCACTTTTGATATTAGTGTAATGCCCGATAAGGGCATTTTTTTTGTCTCCATTCCTGACTATGGCGATGGTGTCGGACACTTTCTTAAAGATGCAATTGACCAGTCGCTGGTGAAACTCCCTTTTATTTATACCTATTCGGTAACGGTGGTTGAGCAATGATTATTGGATTCGGAAATAATGTCGTCTCCTCACTGGCGGCTGATATTACCGCCAGCCAGACGACCATTCAGGTGATGCCTGGTGTGGGAGCGATGTTTGCTAATTTGCTGACCAGCGATTATGCAAACAGCTCAAACCCTCTTAAAACTTACGCCAAAATTACACTGACAGACGCAAAAGAAACAGTTTTTGAGGTATGCCATCTGACAGCAGTTAATAATGACATGCTGACGGTTATTCGCGGTCAGGAAGGTACAACAGCGAAGGGATGGTCACTGAATGACGTTATAGCGAATTTTGCGACGCGAGGATCTGAAAATCAGTTTGTACAAATTGAAGAGCTCCAGAGTGGGCATTATGTCGCTGGTGTGGCCGGAGGTACAGAAAATAATCTGACGCTGGAGTTACCAGCAACTTATTTCGTCAATGGTGGAGTTGACTGGACATTGCGCACTCCACTTGTGGTTATTCCGGCGCTAAACAATACCGGAGCCAGCACTCTGCAACTGACGATGGGAGGACGTGTGCTTGGCATATTCCCACTATACAAGGGGAATAAAGCAGAGTTATCGGCCAATGATATTATTAAAGATATTCCTGTCTTATGCGTTCTGGATAATACAAAAACCTATTTTTCTGTGCTTAATCCCCTGGAGATTTATTTGGGATCACGGTATTTGCAGAAGGACCAGAACCTGTCCGACGTACCGGATAAGGCCAAAGGTCGCTCCAGTCTTGAGGTCTACAGCAAAACCGAAAGTGATGAAAACTACATGGCTAAAAGCCAGTGTGGTGCGGATATCCCGAATAAGCCGCTGTTTGTACAAAATATCGGAGCGCTCC